ACGCAATAATAGCCTTCACCACCTCATCAGGGGTCATGCCAAGCACTCTCAGATCGGCAGCGCACCCAACCCTATGCTGAGAGGTATCTTTTGAGCCTACCGCGTCATTAACCATTTTACTGCGGAACGCAGAGTTAACCATGATTGGCTTACCGCCAAGCACAGTTTTGATTCTTTCAAGGAATTCAGCCAATCTTTTAAGGTTTGCAAGTTCTTGTTCATTTGGTGTGTTCTCTAGTTCCCGATGGTCGGTGTGTGTTAGTTCTTCAAGTGTGAAATGCTCTGTAAGGTTCATTTTTTAACCATGCCTTTCATATCTTCTGTTTTGTCTTTACTGCCTTGACTAGAGCCAAAGTAAAACGATAACACTTGACCAGCCGCGCTAGTAATAAACCCAAGTGCAAAAATAACCAATTGTTGTTGGTCATTAGGCGTATCTACAAACATCAACACACCTATTAAACCAAACGCTAACCCAACAACACCCAAGGCTAAAACAGGCACTACTAACTTTTCTAATTTAGTAGCGTTCTCAGAAGTTGCAACAGCAATGTAAGCCTTACGAGCAGAGTCTCTGTCTTGAGCATCTAACTTAGCGTACTCTAACTCTAGTTCTTGGAGTTTTTCAGCAGCTTGTGGGTCACCCGCAATAGCCTTTGCAACAGCATCAACGGAATCAGAAACGCCAAACTTACTAGCCAAAGCGGTAACAGCAGCCCCACCCAAAGGGCCAGCCACAGCAGTTGCCAATGTGGGTGCGATACCCTTGAGAAGACCGAGTAGTTCATTCATTTTTTTCCCTTAAAGACAAAAGTTGACGATTGATCTGGCGTTCTTTCTTTTCTAATCTAACCTCGGCTTTTTGAATCTTTATCCACATACTAATCAAAACTGGTGTAATTATTAAAACAATACAAAGCATCACACAAACTAGAATCAAAATCCCTCTGTAAATGAATTTATCCATACAGCGTAAAGCCAAGAAACTATGATTAGCACTAAGAATAATCCCATGCCTAACTCGACCTTTTCTTGTCTAAACCTTTCTTGTTTGTAAGCCTCTCTTTGTCTTTTAATCCTGATCTGTTCTTTTCGTTTGGATTGTTCTTTTTGGACTTTGCTATAAATTTGGTTGTAATTCTCCCATAAAGGGCCTAGTTGTGGTGGTACGCTTGCCCCTCTCATCATCCCACTTAGTTTGACATAAGTCTGATCTAGTTCGTTCTTGTAAACGCTTAATTCAAGGATGGTCTCTGGGTCTGGGTCAACGCTTGCAAAGACTTCCTCGTACTTGATTTCCACATACTCGGTCAGTTCTTTGTGATGCCTAAAGAATGCCCCTAAATGCCCAATAAACTGTTGAACTATTTCGGATTCGTTGGGGATGTGGGTTGTGTAGACTTCCTTTTTCGCCACAGACTTGCCTTCTGGCTTTGGCTTACTGTCTTGACCTTTTGGCTCAGTTTTAGACTTACCAAATAGCCCACTAAAGAAACCCCATATTCCTTTAGCGTCTTTAATAATTGTTTGAGCATCATCTGTCGCTTTCTTTATCTTTTGAACTGCTACTTTGCCCTCGGAGAGAGCCTCACAACAGTAATTTATTCCCTCATAAGCAGCTTGCATTGCTTTAAATGCAAGTCCAATCGTAAATGGGTCAAACACCGATCATTTTCTTGACAAACTCTGCCGCCACGCCTGGGCCTAGCAACACCATCAAAATCACCGCATAAAGCAGATATTCAATCTTAGCCATGCGCTTGTCACCAACGGATAGCGAGTCATCTATGCGCTTGTAGCGTTCACTACACAGGGCTTCGTGAACCGCGAGGCGTGTCTCAGCATCCTCAAGCATCTTATAAACCTAATGCAGTTTTAAGTTTTGCTAACTCTGTTGCATCAGCAAGAATCATGTCGGTCAATGACTTGGGTGCGTCAATTTGAATTTGCTCTGGTGGATTAGGGTCTGTAAACTGACCATTAGCGTAGTGCCAACCAGGATTAACCGCATCGGCTTGAATAGCCTCATGCCCTTCTAAAAAACCCGCAGGGGGTGTAGTAGGTTGTGACTCATATTCAATGATATTGACAACCACACCATCTTTAACAATTGCGTATCTCATACATAGTACTCCGTGATAATAATTACACCAGCAGCACCATCACCACCCACGCCACCGCCTGTGCCGCCACCAGTTCCGCCAGCACCGCCAGCACCCACAGCATAGGAATATGTTGCACTTGGTGAGTTAATTAGTTTTTCTGTATAACCACCACCACCACCGCCAGCCATAGCAATGTAAGTGCTGTTTGTTCCAGCACCTCCACCTCCACCCCCGTAACCTAAAGCAGGGGCGTTACCAGCATTTCCACCATTAGTGCCACCTAAACCACCGCCACTAAGCATTGAAGAGCCACCAGCACCACCAAAGCCCTGAGTTACTGATGGACTGGTATTACCTGGCACTCCAGTAGAACTACCAGCAGAATTTATATCACCACCACTTGCACCACCGCCTGAAGCGTTATAAAAAGCACCAGAACCACCAGATGCCGTCAATGATCCAAATGTAGTGCTACCACCAGTAGAGCCTGAATTTTGACCAGATGCGCCATTACTTCCACCGCCACCGCCACCGCCAACGGCTCTAACCCAAATGGCTTTTACATTTGCAGGCGTTGTATATGTACCCGAACCACTTGTGTAAACAGTGACTGTATGTGCAATAGAACTTAATCCAGTACCGCCATTAGCAACAGGAAGTGTTCCTGTTACACCAGTAGACAAAGGCAATCCCGTTGCGCTTGTAAGCGTTACGCTTTGAGGAGTTCCCAAAATAGGAGTAACCAAAGTAGGACTAGTAGCCAATACATTGTTACCAGTACCCGTGTTAGTGACGCTTACCAAACCTTTGGACGCATCCGTAGCAACCGCGCTAGATGCTGTCAAACTAGAAAAGATTGGTTGTGCGCTAAAGGTTGCTATACCGCCAAGCGTCACAGCACCCGCCACATTAGCCGTTGTACCCACATACAAAGCCTTGGCTATACCTACACCACCACCAGTAATGATCGAGCCTGTGGAAACGCTAGAAGAGTCCGTTACTAGGCTAGAAGTAATGCCTTGGGCAAAGGTAATGCGAGCCGTTGTAGTGGTCTGTCCGTCCTTGGTGATGGCGGTTGTCAGTCCTGTGGCTAGGTCAGTAGTCAACGCATTAAACGCTGAAGACGATATGACTGTGCCTGCTACTACTGGTTGACCAGTAGTGTTGATGTTAAATGTTCCACTTCCGTTGTACGACATATTTACCTCTGTGGTTGTTGTGCAATTGCGTTAGCCATAGCTGCTTGCCTTGCTAACTGCTCATTGTATTGACGAACTTGCTCTGGCAATTCACGAATTGTCTTTTGAGCAAATGGGCCTTTTTGGAGTAAAAGTTTGGCAATTTCATTGCGCGTTGTTTCTGGGGTGCTTGCTTTGCTAAATAACTTTTCTAAAGTGCTAAATGCTTGAATTGGATTGCCTTGAACTGCCGAGCCAACCGCTTGACCCGCTTGAACTGTGTTTCTCAACGCATCGTCTTCAGCCGCCATTAACCTTTGTGCTGTTTGCGCCCCTCTGCCTACGCTTTCAATCTCTTTTAATCGAGCCTCACGCGCCACATCAGCCGCAAATTTGCGGTAATCATTGCCAAATATCTCTTTTAGTTTGTCGCTTGTGGCAGGCTCTTTCCACATTTTTAAAAGGGAAGTCTGACCGCCTTCAGTACCTACTTTGTCTTTTAAAGACTGTAAAACACCGATTCTGTAAGCCTCAACCTCACTTGCGCCCATGCCTTTAGTAGCGTCTGCAACCTTGATTGCATCTTCTTTCATGGCATTGCGACCCGCCTTAACCGCGCCCTCTAACTCGGCTGGGCCTCCAAACGCATCTCTAGCCTGTTTGTAAATTGAGCCATATTTGTCTTTAGGGCTTATAGCGTCCATTTTATTGGTTAACGCAACCCGCAAATCGTTATAAGCACCACTTAGCGTTGTTGGCTTGCCAAACTCGCCTTTTGAATTCTCTGCCAAATCGTATAAAGCCTGTTTAACCTTATCCAAGGCATCAAAAGGAATATCGTCACCCGTTTTAATTTTGGATATGTCAATAGGCGTTGTACGCTTTAATTCTGCCAACAATTCAGCACCACCATGAGCCGTTTTAGACGCTTGAATTAGTTTGGATAGTTCATCATCAACCCTTACAGAAACACCCTCTAATTGCTTATATAAAGGCGCAGCTACTGTTTTTTTCTCGGTAACTAATGCGTCTAGCGTTCCTGTGTAGGTTTTGCCAGAAGTGCCTAAAGCCTCATCTGCCGCAGTTACCAACCGCTTTGCTCTGGTGGCTTGTTGGTTGCGAATAAATTGCTCTACAAGTTCTTTACCTTGACCAGGCAATGTAGCCATTAAATCTAGATAACTCTTAGCGGTTTGTCCTCCAGCCCCTGCAATCGTTGCCTCTGGGCCTTGCGTCATCAATTTAGCCCCAACTTGTGCCAATGGGTCACCACCGCCACCTTGGAAATAATTTCCTCGACCACTTCTTGACAATATATCTGCC